GCTCTTCCGATCTGACGTTTGCTTGGCGCTGGTAAACTGACTGGATTTGGAGCGTACCCGTGCCATAATGCGCTCGCTGTTCGTCTTTGCGTATCTCTTCAATGATTCGTGAATATTTCTGGTCATATAACTGTGCACGCTGGTCATCCATTAAATACAGATAAGCTTCTACCAAAGAGCCTGTCAGGTAAGCGTCAGGGTGGCGCGTAAGCATAGTGTTGACGGTGTTTGTATCGGAAAGCGCTGTAAGGCTGCCGACATAAATAATCTCAGCAGTATAACCAGAGTCAGGGATTGGTCTGAGCTTCATTTCAGATCCAACAATCGAAAATGCCGCAGGCTTTCCATTGCCGCCTGACGGGTATGCTTTATCGAGAGCAACTGGTGACATATATTCCAAAACTGTGTTTGGAGTCGTATTCAGTTTGACTTCTCTCGTCTCGCGCAAATCGGTCGGGAGCGCCGTGAACTCATCGCCAGCCGTCAGAGTTGCGGTTGCCCGCTTCTCTTGCTCGCGGGTTTCAAGCTCTCTTGATAAACGCGCTTCTGCCAGCATAATGAAATTTGGAATCTGAGCATCCAAATCTGTTCTGGCGAGGCTATTGGCAATCGCTGTTTTCAGAGTGTCAAATGTTGATATTGCCATTATATCCGCCCACCGCCAGTTCTAAAGAATCTGTTATTTGGATCGTTAAGCCACTTGGCCCAATCCTTCGGGTTGTCTGCTGGGTGACCAAACTTCTCACGAAGTTGCATATAGAGCTGGTTCGGAATATCTGCGACTTTTTGATGGTGACGCTGTGTGTTCCCGATTAGCTTTCCATATTGCCACTCATTTTGCTGACGCTTATTAGCATCCAAAACATGCTGAATATTCTGCTGCTGGATAACGGTGGCTTCGCCATAGCGGTCAAATTCCATCCATGTCTTTTTGCCAGCAGATGCGTCAGATGAGACAAGTTTTTTCATGTGAAACCTCAATAAAAAAGGGCGACCCGCAAGCCGCCCTCTTAATGATAAATCTGATTAGCTTACGAGCCGTTCAGACCGATAACTGCGCCGTGTGCTTTTGGAGCATCTGGCATCAGAGTCCATTCGCATAGAACCTGCTTGCGGGTTCCGTCTGCGACTGTGTCTTCAGTCTGCTCAATGAAGTCACGACCGTTGAGCGTGCCGACTGCCACATGGTCTGGGTCAATCAGATATACGCGGTCGTTTGACATAAAGCGTGATGGAATCACCTCAAGCTGTCCGAAGTCATTGAACAGGATTGAGACCGCTCCGTTAAATGACACAGGCTTTGCGGCAGTTGTTGTCGCTTGGTTTGTGACCAAGTTTGTGCCTGACTGAGTCAAATCTGAGATGTTGGCTCTGTTGGTGGAATTCGCAATTAGCATTTTTGGATTTCCGCCGTCAGTCCAAGCTGCTTCCATAGCTTCGTCAATCTTGGCAAGTGTAAGCGCCGCCGCTGTGCCTGTAAGGTCAGCCGCATCAGTACCATCACCAGTTGCAAAAGCCATGTCTGAAGGCTTGGAGCCATTTGTGATCCAAGTGATCAAAGAAGCAGATTTGCGCGGGTCAGATGCAGAGCGAGCAACGTTTGTATCACCAATCGCCTTCTCAATATCTTTACGCAGATCCAAACCAGCAAGAATGGTTTGATATGCTTCCTCTGACTGAACTCCGGCTTTGGAAACAGCCTCTAGTGACTTAGAAATCAGAAATCCGCGTGTTGATATCTGATGGTAATTTCCAAGTCTGGTCAGTGCTGTGACGCCAGTATCAGTCATCGCCGCGCCTTCATTGCGATGGTTGTCAGTTGCGGCGGATGCAAGTTCTTGAACAAGAAACTCAGCAAAGATGCCGTCATTTGTTTTTTTCTGCGCTGCAGAATAAATTGGAGTTTCATCGCTGTCGATTTTTGCAATCACAGATGAGAGAGACTCATTTGCGCCAACTTTGTTGGCTGTGGTAAGTAATGCCATTTTGAATGGTTCCTTTAACGATTGAGAAGAAGATCAACCGCAGATGCGATAGTGCCTTCTGCGGCATGTTTTGCCTGCAATTTTTCTTTGCGGCGTGAGGCCACTTCGTTCTTGGAGCGCGGAACGCCTGACTTTGCCATTTTTGGCGCACGCCTGACCTTTTTCTTGGCTTCGGGTGTTGAAGCATTTAGCTTCGACAACTGCCATGAATGATAGAGCGCAACGATTGCTCTATGGTCTGCCGCGTTTGCAATTTCGTCATCAGTGTAACCCAATGTCTTAGCATACTGGATAAGGTCTTTCCGCTCAGTGTTACGGACGGCTTCGTCCTTCCACTGCGGAAGCTTTTCCATCATCAAGTTTGACTGCTGGGAAAGATGCGTTTGCATCATCTCCTGCGTCTCTCTTGCCTGCTCTTTTGAAACGCGGGCTTGTTCAATCTGCACTTTTTGCAAATTGTCTTTGCGTGTTTGCCAATCCTGCACAAGGCGGGCATATTCTTTGCCGTCGAGTTGCTCATAAGCCCGATCCCAATCAGGCTCTTGTCCAAGACCCTGCTGTAGATTCTGACCTAATTGCTGAAGCGACTGTGCATACGCATCTCTCAGTTGAGCCGTCTCAGCGCGGGTTTGCTCAAATCCAGTTTTTTCGGATTCAAGCTCTTTGCGCTGCTCTGCTAATTGCTGAGTCTTGCGTGTGTAATCAGCCTCACGCTGATAGCCTTTTAGAGCTTCCTCAAGGGTTACATCGACCTCTTCACCCGCCACATTGACGGTGTAGACATCCTGCTCCTCATAGTCGCCCTGATCGGCTTCATCGATGGCCTCTTCTTCTCCTTCGGCTTCATCCTCAGACGGCTCGTAATCACCGTCCTCATCGAACTCAGCTTCGGAAGGCATAACCTGCTCTTGCTCAGTAATGGCTTCGTCAGGTTGGCTCGCTTCCTGCGTTTCAGTTGCCTCTGTTTGAGACTGAAGTAACATTCCGGCGGCATCTTGAATTGATAGCGAACTGGATTCCTGATTAGGTTGATCCATAAATAACTCCTAAATTAATTAAAATTTCAGCCTGTCTTTTGCAAGTTTTCCGTCCTCAAGAACTTTTACAAAGTGTCCCTTAAGAGCTTCAAGTGCTTGCAGAAGCTGGTAGATGTGTTCCCGCGCTTGCTGGTCATCAATCGATGACTCTTTCCAAGCGGACACAAATTCTTTTTCTAGTGTTTCAAATGCATCACGCATAAGAGGGTTGTTTAGCAGAGCCTCTGCTTTTGTGGCTTTGTCTAAGTCTTTTCTTGATTGCGCTTCATTCATAATAGCTTAGTGAATCCTGTAAGGTTCATCGGCGTGCGACCGTAATAATCGGGCCGATATGCGTATGTATTTTGAAAGCGGCGATTGGCTGCATCAAAGTCGAAACCCGTCGGAACATTAGCTGGCGCCGTGTCCAGACCTGTCATGCGAACATACCCATCTGCATCTGCGGGGAAGTCGCCAATTGGCCCGCCAACAGCAGGCGCGTCATCAACAACGTCAATCTCTTCGCCGGTCAGTGGGTTGGTCATTTTTTTCTTGATAGGAAACGCATTTTCATTTGATGGGTCTTCGTTTAAAGTTGGATTGACTAAATTCTCAAACTGGCCTCTGTAATTTTCATCTGGAATTCCAGAATAAGTCACCGCACCAAAATCATTCATCTGCAAAGTGCCTTTCGGAAGCTGTGCAATAATCCTGCTTTTCTCGCCGTCAAACTGCCCGCCCATATCTAGCAGTGACCGCACATTATTTCGCGAGGCTTCTGCAGGGTCGTTGCCCAGCGCCTTCCCAATCAGATTCCCAACAAGCGGCAAGTCGCCTATAAACTTTGATGATCTGACTGCGTCATCAATAAAGCCGCCAATCTGCGCGGAGTTTTTTGCGCCGTAAAGATTGCCGTCTAGCCCATACTTCCCGCCTGCATTTCTTGCAATGCCGAACAGGTCTGCATCATAAGCCGCGTCATCTTCATAGCCGCCATATATTTCGGTCGGCTGTGGCGCGATGTTTTGTCTAGCCGCCATCAGGGGCGCGTCATCGTAAGTCCCTAACGCCAAATCTGCCGCAACGTTTGCAAGAGACTCTTCTGCATAAGGGTCTTGAGGTGTATTTGACTCACCGCTAAAATTTGGCTCATACACAGTGCCGACTGGGGCTGAATTAACTGGTGTTGTGTTATATGTGGGCACGCCCATCGCAATGTTTCTGGCAAGCACATCGCCAGCCAAAGATAATGGCTGCGCTCTATCAATCCCGCCCGCCGATGATGTCATATTCACGACTGGTATTTGCCCTGCTGCAATCGCCTGCGCTCTTGCTGTTTGTGCTGGAACGCCCGCAACAGATTGAGCTATTTGAGACAACGCATCTTCACCACCGCCGCCGCCTGCGCGTGCATTAACGTTGCTTGGTGCGTAAGTGTTGCCGCCAGCCCTTGCTATTTCAGAAAGAGCGTCTCGCTCTCCTTGCGAGCCAGAGCCAGAAAATATTGAGCTAGACTCGCCGTTGAACGTATCTCCCTGACGCGCATCTCTTTCAGACATAGTATCCGCGCTGATGTTGATACCTTGCCCGCCACCCGTGCCAGTAAATGTAATCCCGTCCGGCTGGTCATCACTCCCGCCGTCATCTCCACCACCACCGCAAAAGCAAATGCTGGTATCTATAAATTTGTGCGATAGTGTTTTTCTGTCAAATTTTAACATTACTGAACCATCTCTTTATATGTTCCACCGACATGCGAAAAGCCGATGCGGGTCAAAAGCTCATGCGTGCGGCCTGTCTCAACGCCTGTCGAAACACCGATGCAAATCTCATGTGCGCCGCAATTAACAGCCCACTTTCTGAACGCTTTAAGCAACCTCACGCCGACCGTTGAGCCGCGCTTCTCTTGGCTAACAAACCAAAGATGGTCAGTAGCCATAAAGTCATCACCGAAATAATAAGGCACCAGATGCCCCATTATCATTCCGACGATTTTGCCATCTTCTTCTGCGCACATAGAAAAATGCGTGTCAGGGCGTGACAGGTATCTCAGGCCAAGCGCTCTGCACTTTTCTCTGCTGTAATGTAAAGGCTTGAACGCGCTTTCTTCATGCATCTGCTGGCCCAAAGAAATCATTTCTTCGATATCGCTTTCAGCCATCATTCTATATTTAATCATGCGCGAGGTAGATTTGTGCTTATCTCTGCGTCGGTCATTGCTTTAGCAACACGAAGCTGGCTTTCGGCCTGTAGCTCTTCTCTACGCAACTCAAGCTCTAGCATCATCTTTTCACGCTCTAGAGCAATCTCTGCATCCATCTTGGCTTTCTTTAATTCAAAGTCTTTTTGAATTTTGACCATTTCTGGATTTGGCTGCTGCGCTTGTTGCGCCTGTTGCTGTGCCTGCATTTCCATTTGTGCCTGCGCTGGGTCTTTAAAGTAGCGAGACGAATCTTTAAGGCCAGCCAGCTCTGTATATTGGCGCAGAGTGTTGGTGTACTGCTCCATTGATACAACAGGGTTTTGCGGACCAAGCTGCTGTAGGATTTGCTCTTGCTTGACAAGAATTTCCATCAAGCGGCTCATCTTTTCCTGCTCGTCCATCGTGCCAAGCCCAACATTTACTGTAATGTCAAAGCCCTCAAACTCGCGCGGGTCGATAGGAACAAACTTATTTCTCAGACGGATTATGCGTGGCTGTTGCTGATAAGTAGATACAATCTTTAGGATGATGCGGTGCATATCCTTCATACCTGTCTCAGCAATAGTTCTGGCATAAGATTCTAGCTTTTGCCCCGCGCCTTTAACGGTTGCCGCAACAGCGACTGCTGTAGAGGACTGAAGCGCGTTAGCGTCTAGCCCCTGCGAGGCTTTGCTCATGCCAGTTCTGTTTTCTTTTATTTCGTCCAGATAGCGCATCAAAGGCTGTATTTCTGAGCCAATGCCTGCTGTGTTTAATGGCTGAACAGCACCTGCGGAGCGTGTGCGGATGATGCCGCCAGCGCTGCCATCTAATAAATCATCTAGATTAACTTGCCCCTCAACTGCCACAATACGCGGCATAACAGACAGGTATGTGCTGTCTAGATACTGGCGCATCAAAGTCGATTTGATAACCTGCAGGTCTTTCGTCAAATCAAATATAGAGCGACCGATTAAACGGTGCGGCATAAGGATTGGGCTGATAACCGCAAAAGGGCAGTAATCAACAATATCGTTCTCTAAAACATGCTCGCCGGAGTCGCCAATACTGAAAACGCGGCGATGCTCTGCAATGCCGTCCTCGTCGTAGTCGACCTTTATATATGACTCATATACAGGTACTTCTCGCTGTGAGGGGTCTGAATAACTGCTATCGACATCTGCGTGCAAATCTTCAAAACGATGGCGGCGCTCTGTTTCTGTTTCAAGCTCACCAGTTCCAGCGTGTTCTTCAACCTCTTCTTGATCGAAGCCCATGCTTACTAATTCTGAGACCGTCATGGTCGTTCTGTGACAGAGAAACCGCGATTCAGCAAGCGTCTTAGTTTTGCGGGATGTCAGAAACTCTTCGGGCGGCACATTGTCCACACGAACACGGCCTGACTTCTTTTTTATTTTTAGCGTGACATCGTAATTAGCAACCTCTTGAATGCCCAAGCCTTCATCGCCCGCCATCAAGATAGTTTCGCTCTGCTCTACAACTTCGACATCAGGGTTTGCCAGAAGGAGCGCAAGCTCGCTCTGCTCAAGACCTTCATAAGTCTCTTGCTCAACTTCATAAGTTTCATCCCACCAAACCTTGACCACGCCGATTTTGAATAGCAATGAGTCTTTGATGAAATTGTATAAGACGCGATAATAATCGTTATCATTTTGGAGTATGAAATTCACATATTCGGTGCATTGTTCAGCCTTATCTATATCTTCT